TATGCTAATTGAAGTCTACCTAATAAATCTCTGGCAGTAGAGGCTTTGTTTGCCAATATTGCAACATTAACATTATCATTGAATACTGCATAATGAAGTAAATATGATACACAAGTAGTAGATTTACCTGTCTGCCGAGGCATTTTACAGATGTTAAATCTATTATCGTGAAAGTTTTCTAGTAACTTCTGCTGAAATGGATACAATTTAAAGGGTTGTAGTCCATGATCAAGAGTTACTATTTTTATATAATTCTTTGCAAAATATACGGGATCTTCTCTACATTTTATAAACTCAACTATTTGATCTTCAGTAAAGTTTATAGGAGTATTTGCTTTTTTCAGATTTGGATTACCCAAATATACATTATCACTCATAGTTTCTCCTATGTCATCTCATAAGGAAGATCTCTTGCAGGTTTACTCTTCGGAAGCAAACCGCTAGAAGTTTTATCGTGTTCTAAGGTTTGTTGTGCAAGATCTACCATTTTCTCCAAGTTTTGAATCCTTTTTTCAAGATTCTTCACTTTGGGGTCCTGTCCATCGTTGCCAGATTGTATTTTCTTGTCCAAGTTTTGTTCTCCAGTCGTAATGCGATAACTGAAGTTTCTCACTTGCAATAAGGTCACTGCCTATTCCTTTTGAAGGTTTTAGGGGTTCGTTTGGAATAACATCAATGAAATCTGCATAATGTTTACCATTAGCATCTTCTATAGAAACAGAATTAATATCTTCTTTTTGCATGTAATTAGATGCAGAATCCATTTTATCTGTTGATGTTGTTATCTTTGCTTGAACCCAAGCAGGTATATTTTTTTCCTTCTTACCTAATGCTTTTTTAAGTTTGGCAACATTTCTCTCAGTTCTAGATAACTGCCTTTGTGCCATTGAAACTTCGTGATCTTTGTTCTCCTTTCCTTCGGAGACATCTTTTTTGACTAACAATCCATCGGGTTGTACCATGCTACCCTCTGGAATTGGCTTACATTTTTCATCGGTATTACAGTAGTAATATCCATCCTTACAAGATTTCATATGTAAGTTTAAGCGTCTGATGCTTTATTATTTATCATTCCTTGCTTTAGTAACTTAGAAAGATCGGAAGTTGAACCCACATACAAGGCATTATTTGTTACATTATTTGTAGTGGTTTTAGGAGAATCTTGTTCAATATCTTTAATTTTTTTCTGTAAATCAATCAATTTATCTGTAGTGTCTGCAACACTTTTGATTAATTGTCCTGCAACTTCGTATGCTCTAGCACTAGCACCTTCCTCTGCTACTTCCATAATACCGTTTATTGCTTCTTGCCCCTTTTCAATTAAAGAATATAAATTACCTCTAGTATATTCATAGTCTTTTTGGATATCTTTATCCTCAGATTTTTTAGTTTTTAATATCTTCAACTCTTTAGGTTCTTCTTTCACGATGTCAGAAGCAGTGTTAAGAGCATCATTTAAATCTTCAAATTGATCTTTCATTTACTTTCCGTCCTGAAAGAACTCTAATCCTTCAGAGAATCCAAAATCATCTCCAGGACCAACTAATGCATCATCAACTGTATCTATAACATTATCTGCATTTAAATCAGTTGTTGCTTTAGGAGTAACAGTATACCTCATTTCTCTCTTTGCAGTTGCAGGATTGGTCTGAGTGTAAGTATCGACTTGAACTTTCTTGATAAGACCTTCTGCATTATCAGCAATTTTACCGAATAGATATGTCTTAGCAGTAAAGTTTAAAGTATAAATTAGTGCTCTTCTGGTAGAAAAATCTCCTTCATAATCATCTACAAAAGATACACCATTCAAAACTATAGGAATATCTCTCTTTTCTCCGATAGCACTAACAAGGTCTATAGTTACATTAAGAGATGGTTGAAAGAATGGTAATATTTGTTCTACAATCTGTAAAGCATCATCATTTAACTTACAATATATGTTTAATTCAAATCCAACGTCGTAAGGGACAGGCATAAAAACTTTTCTCATAGTTGAAGATGCTGTATCAACTGCTTTAAAGGTTGATGTCATTCCTGTTTTTCTAGTTCCATCATATGTTAAGGATGTCATTTCAAAAGACATTCTTGGTAAAGATATTGCTACTGCCTTGTTTAATTGTGATTGTTGTGTAAGTCTTGCTAAAAATTTCTGTCTTGGAGCATATGCTAATGGAACTCTCAGTTCATCAATAACATTCCCCGTCTGTCCATCATAATGCTTAATATAAATTTGATTGAACAATGTTCCGAAAGATACAATGGTCTTTCGCATTATTTCGTGGTAGTAATGACTTCCTAACATTAAACGTCACCAAATGGGTTAACTTCTGTAAAATCTAAAATCATATCTGCTTCTCCTTCAAATAGATCATTTTGATCATATGAATCTATATTCTCAACTGAACCAGCTGCAGGTACTTCTGAGAGTAGCATATACTTATCTAAAACATATATAGCACCCGAAGACTGTCCAATAATATTCTCTCCCGCAAAGAATGTTCCATTTTCTTGTCCAACTTGAAGCACTCCTTCATCCTGATCCCAGTTCTTAACTCTTGCACTTATGCTAGAACTTGCACCAATAACCACCTCATTAAACCAGAATGTTCCTATTCCTGCATTTCCTGCGAGTGCAGCTGGATCTTGTACTAACACTGTGCAAGGTCCAAGATAACCTGCACCTGGACTGGTGATATGAATACTTTCAATGTCGTTAGCTGCTGCATCAAGAACAACGACACCAGTAGCAGTTCCAAATCCAGAGACACCATCTCTATCTCCAATAGTATTAGCAATACTTACTGTAGGTGGTACGGTATATCCAATACCTGTTTTAGTAAATGTTATGCTAGTAATTGCTCCAGAAGCATCAACATTTCCATATCCTTCTGCTGTTTGCCCAAGTGGAGCATCAATAGTTACACTAGGAGCAGATAGATATCCTCCACCCATAGTTAATATTTCAAACTCACTTATTTGCCCATAACCGTTAAGTTTAGCTCTACCAGTTGCTGTAAATTCAGAAGGACTTCCAGTTGCACTAGTAACTCCAACAGTTGGGGTAGTTAAGTAACCAGCACCTGAAGATGCAATAGAAACTGTATTTACAAATCCTTCGCTAATAGTTGCTGTTGCTGTTGCTCTGAAATTAGTTGCAACACCTATTGGTGTGTCTATAACTGCAGAATTTATAGCAGTTACTATTCCAGTTAAAGTAGAACTACTATTAACAAGGGATGCTACTTGTCCAGATACGACAGTTGTATCAATACTTAATTCTTGCTCAGAACCAATCTGATCTTCAAAGTCATCATAAGTTACCGTATTAGAATCTACAGTATAGGATGAAATACCACTTGATGGAGGTGTTGATGAAGCAGATCCAATAACTATAGTTGAGAATATATCATCTACAAAAATACCACTATTATATGAGTTCTTCAGAATAGGTGGTGTTAAATTAGCATTAGTTATTAGTTCTTTGTCTCCTGCTAATGGGAAGAATGTAAATGCATAATCTCCACCATCTACTGATAGAGAAATTTTCTGAGAACCAAATTCATTCTTAGATTCTATGTAAGCATAATGCCAAGCATCATCTCTTACAGATCCACCAACAGTAGATGCAATAGATACTGTTCCAATACCCAATTCAACATTTCCATTGGTGTTAATTCTTAAATTAGTATCCTCTGCTTTACTTCCATTACTATTTTTATTTAATTCTAAGAATGTTGAAACACCTGTTGTAGAACTTTGTGTTTTAAAGAATAATTGAACAGCACCTTCAGCACCTATAGTAGTCTGATTACGATGTGTTAAATTTCTATCGCTATCTGCATCGATTAATTTCCATGCTACTGTTCCAAATCTTGGAGAAGTTGCATCAAATCCTGCAGATAATGTAAGATATTTTATAGTAAGTGTTGGTGGATCTAGATAATATCTACCTGCACTAGTTAAACTATAAGAGAATGTAGTTATACCTAAGTTAGAGACATAAGATGTATTCGCAGTTGCTGTAGATGCAATTCCTGTGGGAGCATCAACTGTTAATATTGGGTTTCCAAGGTAGAATTGTCCAGAAGAAGCAATTGATATAGTTTCAAGATTTTCATTTGCATTTACAGTAGCAGTAACGACTGCAGTAGATCCAACTCCAGTAGGAGCAGCAATTGTTACAGCAGGTTCTACGCTATATCCTATACCTGCATTATTAACTGAAAGACTTACTAATTTTTCATTAGCAATTGCTGTATTTGCTGTTGCCTGTACAAGTCCTGAACCAGTTGGAGAAGATATTGTAACTCCAATCTGTCTTTGTGGTGCATAATTGCTTCCCCCACTGCTTAGAGTTATCCCAGTCACTACATTATTTGCTACTACTGCGGTTCCAGCTGCTCCAGTATAAGTTGGTGACCCGAAGGTTAATAAAGGAACATCTGTGTAACCATTTCCAGAAGAAATAACAGTTGCTTTACTTACACCTTGTCTATAAGTCTCAATACCGACAGTTACTGCAGCACCAACCCCTCCACCACCAGTAATTGTAACCGTCGGTTCTTCTACATATCCTTTACCAGCATCAGTCAATACAATTTCTTTTAGTGATCTACTGCCTCCAACAGATGTTGTAATAGCAACTGCTGTAGCAGTTCTACCACCACCAGGTGCTGCAGAAAATGTTACTGTTGGTGTTGAATAATATCCATATCCATCATCATTTAGATATATTTGTCTTACATAACCAGTTTCCATTTGAACACCGATAGTAGCAGTGTTTCCATAACCAATCATCTTAAGATTGATGATCTCTCCAACATTAGATACTTTATTATCAATTGCTTCTATACCAGTATCAATAACCTCATTTTCATATTCAAATAATTCACACTGAAGTTCATAAACATAATTCTTTTGTAGTTGGTAGAATGGATTCTCATGTTCTACAAATTTTACTTCAAAGAATCTACCACCTAATGGGAAATATATTAAATCCCCTTCTCTAGGTCTATGTGCAAGTTCTGTTTCATACGCATCTCCCATTGCCAAGAATGGTGCAATATAATCCTCCCATCTTTCCTTAGATATAGTTACTACTAACTCATCTTTGAGTTGCATACCAAATTTGGTTAATACATCTCCACCACCAGTATATCCTTCATATGTGTTTACATATGCTTCTATTAAAAAATTGTCGTCAAATTCTGAACTTTGTACTTCCTGAAAAACTTCTTTTCTATTCTTTATTTCTCTAGGTAAATAATATACCTCAATACCAAACATCCTCAACTGTTCGTTGACGAGATCTTGTACAAGTCTTTGTTCTGATGCAGATCCTTGAAGGAAGAATGGATTTAATGGCATTTATCCTACCCTATCATATCTAATGGAGGTAATTCGTAAGTTGATGACATTTGATCTCTAATCGAATTAACTTCCTCAACACCATCCTGATAGATTTCTCTACCATTAAATTCTATACCACCAGGTAATTTTACTCCTTTAAATTTAATTAAATTCTGTCCCCACTGTTTCTTAATAAGGGCAGTACAATATCTCTTTAAAAAACTATCATTGTAAACTTGACTAAAGTTTGCAGGATCTAATGCTCTATAACAATCAAGGACAAGATATTGATCTTTATCCTGTGATCCCCAATCTATATCAAGGTATAACCTATCTTGTCTCTTATTAAATCTTATTTGCTTATCAGTTGTAAGTAAAAAATCAATATCTTCCAAATATCTTTTTGTCATTTGATATTGTAGTAATTCAACTGAGTTGAAGAAATATAGATCATTTAGAAATAATTGATACTTAATACTAAACATACCACCAGATATGGAACTAGTATCAAATTTAAATACTTTTTCTACACCAATTACAGAGTCTGGAACATTTATGAAGTTTGCGTTTTCATACCAAGTATTACTAAATCCTCCTCCAGTTGCTGTTGTTCCCACCATTCCAGTTCCACTTGGAGCATTTGCTCTTCCTCTATCAAGATCATCTTGAGTAATTTTATATTTTAAATACATTCTTTCGACACCATCAAAGTGTCTTTCTTGGAAATATTGAATTGCATCATCTATGCAATCATCAAGTTGCTCTTCTGAAACGTTAACTTCAAGAACTGGTGCACCAAGTTTTCTTAAGCAATGATCTATTAACTCTTGTTTGGTGGTAGGCTTTGCCATTAGTTAGAAATCTCCTTCATCCACACTATTTATTGTTTTCGATTTAGTTTTTTGCTTTGCTTTAGAAACAGTGTCTAAATTCTCTTCTTCTTCTGCTCTTTTCTGCTCTGCTCTTTTTAATTCTACTACAACTTCTTTTGCATGTTCTAACTCTTTAAGCAAGTCATTAACCTGTTTATTGAGTGCGTCTATAGTATTATTATTTTGTCCTACTCTTGCTTCAAGTGCTATTACTTGAGCGAGTAAATCTGCAGATTTTCGTTGATAAGTTGCCAACAAAACCTGATAATCCAATTCATTATTTGGCATTATTAATTATTCAATTGTATTATTTATACTATTAGAATGAACCCCCGTCAACGGTTATGTTCTGTAAAACTCTATTACTACCATCGTGCCCAATTACCTGAGACTGTCCTGCAGCATCGTTAACCCATAATCCACCAACTTCAAAGTTTGCGTAAACAATTTCTGTCATAACATTTGAAGATTCAGTAACTGATGATGCAACTGCAACTCTCTGTGCAGAATCATCCCAATATATCGCAGCAGTCTTTGCAGCAGATGCTGTATAGTAGTGCATTATAACACCAACATCTAAGTTCTGATCTGTAGATGGTGCGACTAAGTTACCACCACTATTAACAAGTCCAAGTTCAATTATTGGATCTTCAACTTTAAGTGCTTCTGTATTAACAATAAACTGAGAACCTAAAACTGTTATATCTCCAGTAATAGTAACACTACTTGCGAAACTTACATTACCAGTAGTATCAGCAAGTGTCATTGCATCGCTACCATCAGATGCCTTAACAGCACCTGCTTGTATGGTAGGAACAGTTAAAGTATTTGAGTTTGCATTATACTTAATTTGAGGATCAACAAATACTGTCTGTCCTAAACCTGTTGATGCTAAATCTCCAGCAGATGCATTTACAAATGATACGTATCTGTCATTTGTATCAGCAACTGAACTAACGTCAACTGAATTTGATCTTTGTGCAGTTGAGATAGAACCTGAAATAGTACCGTTAATTTGTCCAGTAACAATTAAGTCTGAAGTAACTCTTACAGAATCCGATCCAGTAGCAGCTCTTAAGAATAAATCTCCTGATTGTGTACTAATTGTATTATCATTTAATGTGGCAATACCAATATTACCTGCAACAATACCTTTTCCAACTCCACCTGTAGCAGTAATACCATTGGTGAATGTGGACATTCCTGTTATGTTTGTCTGTGCCGAGATATCAACAGTATTAGATGAAGCATCTAACTTAAGATTTCCAGCTGAAGTATTGATTGTAGTATTATCTACAACACCAATTTGAACTTCTTTAACAGTTGAACTACCTTCAACAGTTTGATTACCTGTTACAAGTGATGTTCCTAAAATACGTTGAGCAGCATCAGTAACTACTTCATTATTCTGAGAATCAAGAATTAAAGGACCATTATCTGAGTAAATTGTTCTTGTTGAAGTTATAGCAACCTGAACAGTTCCAAAGTCACCACCATTTGTGGCAGTAACAATTCCACTTAAACTAGCATTAGCAAATGTCTTACCTGAAGACTGGTCACCAAGATTAAAGGTGTTGTCAGTTTCTGGTAAAATATCTCCTGAAATATCTGCATTAATCGTAATAACATCTGTTTCAGCATTACCAAGATTTACGTTACCGTTAATTACTGTAGCACCTTGTAGTGTTGATGTTCCAGTAACACTTAAACCTGCACCAATATATGCGTTCTGTCCTACACTTAATCCACCTTTGATATCTACAGCACCTGTTCCTGCAGCATTTGTTTGTGCAGTACTAGCAAATGTTGTAATTCCAGTAACACTTAATCCTGCACCAACATATAAATCTCTTGAAATTCCCGCACCACCATCAACAACTAAAGCACCTGTCTGAGATGAGGATGAGGCAGTAGTATCATCTATGTTTACTGCACCAACAAAAGTACCCATTCCACCAACTTTTAAGTTGGAACCGATATTTGCTGATAGTTCTATACCAAGACCACCTTCTGTTTTTAATGCACCTGTATCTTTATCAGATGAATCAATATTAGAAGTAACATTGACTGCACCTTGGAAAGTTGATAAACCTGTTACATATAAAGCACTTAAAGTAGTCTGTGTTAATGAACTACTCCAAGAAAGAGTACCACTAGCATTTGTTACTAAAGTTCCACCATCTACTGGTGTTTCTGGAAAAACATATGTAGTAACACCTGATAACGTATTAGGTGCTCTTAATGCTATTCTATTAATTCCGTCTCTATCTACTAAGTTTAGTCTTAACGAGTCTATACCGTCTTCTCTAGTCCAATATCTTTGACTTCCAAAAAATTTATTACCGTTAGAGGTTCCGTCTAAACCTATAAAATAATCGTATTTGTCAGTTGAAAAACCTGGTTCACCAGCATTTAACGCAGGGAGACCTGCATACGTACCTCGTTTAAACTGAATAACAGCGGCTGCCATTTAATTATGCCCTCATTTGAGAATATTACATTTATTTCACTTTATTCATTCAATCTAAGATGTATTTATAATTTAAACTACCAAGTCCCCCCATCCATATCAATATTAGCACTTCTGCTAGTATCTGTATCCAATGCATCCAAGAATGCATCAGGTAATCCACTGCTTCCAATTACTGTTCCAGTAGTAGAAGCTGCCGATGTTAATACAACATCTGGATCTACAAATTCATATTTTGCGGTGTTGGCATTGTATGTTAGAACGAACCTATGTGCTTGAGTACTAGTATCTACATCAGAAACATCTGATAATTTACTTCCTGATCCAGCTAACGAATTTGATGCAATAACTTTTATAGCGTTAGTCGCTCCAACTCTTGCTCTGATACTCGACATTTAGGTTACTCCTTCTCTAACTAATACACTTCCTTCAATAACTCTAGTTTTCAAATAACTACCAGAGTTTTCTGTTATAACGATATCATAAACGTGTCTTCCTGCTTTTAATGCTGATGTTTGTGTATCAGTTAGTGCAAGAGAGATTGTTCCATTAGTAGCATTTTCAATAGCAGCAGTAAACGCAGTTGCTGAAGTATCAGCAGCTGCTGCATGTTTTTTTAACTTAGCGGCTATTGTATATCCTGTTAAATTAAAGGATGAATCTCCTATAGTATTAGCAAGGTTAAATGTCTGACTAAAATCAGCCCCTTGGTTTATTTGGAGATTAGCAACGTAGACTGCCATTAATAATGCTCAAATATAATTTCTAGTTATAATTATTTAGTTTTTAGTCAATTCAGTTAGTAGTTTCTTTATTTCACTTAATTCATTCTTTACATCTTCAAGTTCTTTCTTATCATTCATCCTTCTTTGTTTTTCAGAAAGATATTGAGAATACCCAAAAGTATCCTTATTCACAATAGCACCAGACTTTGCATCTCTGTACAAATTCTTCTCGCCTTCAACTCTAATTAGTTTAGACATTATGCTAGTGCAATTGCACGAAGATCTTTAAATCTAGGTGATCTTGCTTCGTTAGTACCATTCATAACCACTTTAATTTGGTATCCTGTAAACTGTTCAAGATTATCAATACTAAATTGATATTCGTTAAACTCATTCAAATTACTTGGAGTAACATTTGAATCTGCTCTTCCACTGTTTTTAGAAATATCTATTACAGTATCTCCGAAACCATCTTGATCAGTATCGTTCATATTTTCATAACCAGGGAATAGAACATAAGTTTGTTCCACTTCGCTAGAATCTGATTTAAACAATCTGTATAGAACTCTGAAATCAGCAGATGCATCTCTGTATGATGCAACAAATACTTTAAGAGAAGTTGCAGGTTGTTCAAGATTTACTCTATTAGAAATATAAACTGCTGCATGTGGATCTCCACTAAGTTGATTTGATCTAGAATCATTTACATAATCTGTAATTGGTTTATTCAAACGATTTCTTCCAAACATTACAAATGCAGTTTGAGTATCAATTGCAGGAGATAAGTTAGGATCTTCTGGATCTCTAGACATAGAGACTCCAACAGTTAGAGAGCGATTCTTAGGTAATGCAGTTAATCTAGTAGTTTCGTTTACTTGTGAACAAACTATTCTTGTAGTAGAAAGGTCATTTACATCATTGATTTGAACTGCTTCAAAACCTTGATCTATGAATGATGGTTCTACACCACCTGCACTTGTTCCACTAACAGTTCTAATTGTTCCAGTAACACTTGATGATCTACCAGGTGTAATAACATCGAATTGTGGTTGAACTCTATTGAACTGAATGTTTCTAGATGCTCTAATATCTTTTCCACCCACAGTAGATTCATCTTTAAAGTTTAGTGTACTTTCCCCACTTGATCTACCACCTCTATTAAATTCTACATGATACTTATCAATATCTCTGTAGTTGGATAGACCACTAGACATATTATGTTCTGTGTTAATTCTGATTAGAGAAACATCTCCAACTTCATACTTATAAACTGTATCGTTTGTAAAGTGTTTTTGTATTGCAGTTCCATCTACACCACGAGTTGCAATTCCAAGTTGTCCACTTCCGATACTGTTATAGAAGATAATTTCATTATTAACTTTCAAGTATCCTGAAGCAGTTGTAATTCCTTCAAATGTTGAATATCCAGTTGTGTCTGCAAGAGATATTTGAGTATCTGATATATCAAGATCAACTGAAAGAGTTGTAGGTACAGTATCAGGTGCGACTCCAGTAATATCAACTACGTTATTATCTGCACTCATACCATGATTGTAATGATTTATTTCTATAACATTACCCGCATATAATCCACCAACAGCAGTAGAACTAGTAACTTGAGTACTTGCTAACGATACGCCAGGTGTATCATTTACATATATCTGTAGATTTCCACCGACAGTAAAGTTATCTCCCTGAACATTTGTTAGATATAGAGTATCAACATCCATTGTATCTCTAATGGTCATTCTTACTCCAGAACCTTTATTGCCTACATCAGCAGTTGTGATTCCTACAACATCTCCAGTTGAGAATCCATTTCCAGTTTGAATACCCAAGGTATTCAATACTATTCCATTTAGAGTTCCATCTGCGTTAAACACAACTGTTTGTGCTCTAAGATTTCTTCCTCTACCTACGATTGAATACAATCCTACGTCTGTATATGTTCCTGCAGAATAACCAGTACCAACATTTGCGGTTGTAATACCTGTAAAGGAAACACCACCACCAACATTTTCAATATATCCATTTGCAAGAGATGCACTTTGCTTAACTCTTGCACCTGGTACTAATTGATTAGTAACAATAGAAAGTGTTGTGCTAGTAATTCCTACATCAATCTTTCTAGGATAGATCTTAACTGCATCTGGTTGTAATCTAGGTACATTTTCATTTACACTTTCTAAAGGTGGATTATAGAAGAATGCAGTTCCAGCATTTGGAATGAAGTTTGCTTTATAAAGTTTAAACTTCATATCTTCAAACTGACTTGCAGTCCATATAGTTCCGTTCTGAGACTTGAATAAACTACCACCAATATACTGTCTAGTTACCATTACTGCTTCAGCATCAGGTAGATTCTGTCCGTTTATAGTCCTTTCTCCCATCTGAGCAATCCAGACTTCGTAATTGTTTGTTGTTGGTGCTAGAAGAACTAGTGCATATTCCCTATTTTGCTGTAAGTAAACTGGTGATGGGAATTTAACATTAGTTGCAACAGAAGCATCAGTAGATACGGTTATATCTGATGGATATAAAACTGCTCTTGCATATTCGTGAACCAATCTATCTGTTGGAGTTCCAAGTTCAACTTCTCTAACTTCAACAAATAATTTTTCGTTTGCGTCTTTACTTGAGAAGTATAAATCTACAGATGTTAGGAATGCTCCTGTTTCATCTACAGTAAATGATTGTGCAAGAGGATCTTTTCCTCCTCTTCTTCTCCTTCTACGACGTTGACGTACTGTTTGAACAACAGTATCTTCTCTAAAGGTTTCAACTATTCCACTTGCAGAATATCTTCCTTCTCCATGACTTATTAGTAAACTACCAGGTAATTGTTCAGCATCAGATTGACTTGTAGTTACTCTAAATGTTCTATCTCCTGATTTAATTCTAACTGTAGGAGGTGGATTTGTATTAGGATCTCTAATAAAGAATGTTCCTATTAAGTCTCCGAAAGTATCAGTAACTAACCTTACATCAGTAACATTTGCTGTAGCACCACTATTTGCTCCTACAAGAGTCATTCCTGAAGTTATATACCCAAAGTAAGTTCCTTGAGCATTAGAGCATAGAGAGCGTGTGTCAACGTTAACAGTAGATCCTGATGCGGAGTATTGAGTACTTAATATTTCTGAAGTATTATATGGGTTTGCATTGTATGTTACATCTGGTGCATTATAGGTACCATCTTTATGATCAGGTCTTGCTGTTCTAAATGTTATTAATTTTTCTGACCCAACAAATCCTTCTACAGTCTCTCCAACAGCGAATGTGCCAGACACCATTGAAACTTCAATAAGTTTAGGTACAACATCTATACCTGATATTCCATCCATGAATGGATAGAACCTTGAAACAGGTCTTAAACCACCAGCTTGGAACTGGACGTTTCTTGAACGCATGAAAGTATCTGGTTCTGCACTGATAAAGACTTCTTCAAGGAATGTTCTTGCAACATTTCCTGTTCTGTTTACAGTTCCACCAGGTACAACTACAGTTCTTGTCCAATTATCTGTTGCAGGAGTCATAACAACTCTTCCAACAAATTCAACCATATTAAATGGGTTAACATTTTCTGATCTAGATGCTAATGGTTGCTCTAACCAATTTGCTTCATCATATCTTAGTGTAATTAAATCTCCAGTCTTCTGTACATTAGTATCAAGTAGAGTTAAATTTTCGCTAAGATCAGCACTTGCTGTATTGACATTAGATGCAAATGCAGGTTCCAATTCTAATGAATAAACATCAATCGGTGTAAGTAATTCTTTGTTTCTTCCATCTACAGATGCTTTTGCATCAAAGTTTCTGATTTGCATTCTGCGGTTATCCGCAAAATCATCAACAAAGAATCCAGACTTAAATCTGTTTAATCCTTGAGCATCCTGAACTTGTAAAGTAGATGTATTTAATTCTAGTAAACTTAATGAAGTTACAGTTTCTAGTGTATCGATTCTATCTTCTAATACACCAATATCCTTCATAGTGAATCTCTTGTTATCAACAACACTTACTTCAGCATCATCAGGATGGAAAAGATATGGTGGGAACTTAATAACTGCCAATGTCATCGAATCATTAATACTTGATGGTTCTTTTGGATTTTCAGCAGATGTTCCTTTAACAACAGAGATATTACCTTCAACATCCAATATAATTTTATCAATTCTTCCTAAGTAATACTCAACACCTAATACTGAACTTTCATTCGGTGCAGAAACTAATGTTGTGTTTACACTAGATGTTCCAAATGTACGACTTGCAAAATCGAAAGGAGATGCACTAGGAGTTGCAGTACTAAAATCAGCAACTCTTGGTCTAAAGTCGAGAATATCTGATATCCTAGTTCCATCTTCTAATGATGGTATTTCTTTACTATATCTTTCTTTATCGTAAGAATTAACAGTATAGAAGTCTCCATTATCGTTTGCAGGAACTACGTACCTATCACAAATTACTAATAGTTTTTTGGAAGGTGAAAGTGCTTGATTATTTCTTACAAGTTTTGAATAATCATAATATTGTTCTTTTTGTCCACTATCAAGTGAAAATCTATCAGTAATATCAAGATAACTACCTTGAGTCTTAGATTGAACTGAAGTTATAACCTGAGATTCTTCAAAAGTAACAGTTTCTCCAACTTGGAAGTTATTAGCATTCAAAGGAACATATCCAATCTCAGTAGCAGAAGGTCTAGTTACTACTTGTGCTACAGCATTACTCTTCTTACCAGTTATTTTTTCTCCAACAATAGCATTTACATTTAAACCTAAACCACTAACAAATTGAAGTGTATTTAAAGTTGGAGTTTGTTTATTTAAAGACTCATATACCTTATGTACTTTAACTACATCAGGTGTGTTTAAAGATATTTCTCTATCTTCTACTCTTAAACCATAATAGAAAGTAGTTGATAATCCAGTTACTGCTGTACTAATTCCAGTAGTAGACTTGTCTATAACAACTTGATGACTTCTATCATAAGTTTTTTGCTTACTCTTTATTCCCTGTCTCTTGATTGTATTAGTTATAGTTACATTACTTTGACTTACTTTTAGACCAGAGAAATTAATTGTAGTTCCGTTTGAACCAAAAGTGATTTGTGATGAATTTAGTGGTTCAAATGTACCATCAGTATATGCAACACTATAAGATTTATTCTCAAATGGTTCAAAGAAAGCACTTGTGAAACCTATATTGGCAGTATTCAAACTTAATGCACCAGTGCCACTTGTAGCTTTGCCTGTTTCTTGATGTATAATTGTAAGAGTAGAATCGCTTAAATCTACAGATGCAACATTTGGAGAGGATAATTTAGAATATAAGAAAGCATCTTTATCGTTTCTAATTCTTGGTTCTCCTATCGCAAAGGTAGTTGTAACGGTATCAATACCAACAACACCACCATCACAAACTCCAGTTACTGTAGATACTCCACTTAAAGTTAAGAATTGAAGATCAGTTGATACTGCTGATACTCTAGCAAATGTTTCTGTTGTAAATCCATCTCTCTGATAACGAATTATACTATTAGTTGCTATTCCACTAAATGTATTTCCTGCACAAGAAGCAATTCCTGTTGGTGAAATACTAATTTTATCTGTAATTTTAAAGTTTCTCGGAGCAATACTCTCAAGAACTGTATCTGCTGAGAAATCGGTAGTTATGCCACCTACAGTAGAGAAAGTTTGATATATTGATTTAACATCTTTTACATTTTTTGCATCAACAGCAGTAATTGAACGAACATATTCAGAACCTCCATTAAGAGAAATTTGTTCTCCAACAATAAATTGTCCAGAAGTTTGAGTTAATGATAACGATAAACTAGATGCACCAGGAGAAGTAACAACAAAACCTGTAGCACCACTACTTAAACCCTTTATGTAAGTTGAAGCAGGACAATAACCAGATGAAACTGCAGCACTTAAAGTTAAAGTTGTATATGTTTGAACATCGAATAAGTAGAGATCAAATTGAGAACTATTATTAGTATATGAAACATCTGATAATGAGAAATTATAAACTCTTGCTTGTCCTATAGTTACTCCGTCTGCACCTGTTCCACCTTCTTTTCTACGACTCTGTAAGGTTACTACATTATTTGTATTATTGATTCCTACAAATGGAACTCCTTGAACATTATCAACTTTTACCAAGTTGCCCATTTTGAATGGTACAGATGCTCCTTGAAGTGTAGTTGTGTCTCTAGGTTTGTCTAAATCTAAAATTGTTGTTCCAGCAAAATCAACATCATAACCTTTAACGTACGCTGTTCCTGAAGAAACTCTAGCACATGCTAAATCTTCGCTAGGATCATTAAGTTGTTCTGTTTTTTGCTCTTCAGTGAATATTCCGTTATTTGATATCTTATCATTTAAACACTCTTCAATATCAATTGTAAAATCATTTACAGTATAATCTCCAGATTCATCAAATGTTCTTTTAGCAAAGTAATCTCTAATTACAGAATATGTTGATTTATCTTGTAATTTCTTTATTTCTCCATTAACTATTCTTATTAACTCTACAAAATTCTTATCATCAAAATCAGTTATTGCTTTTTTACCTAATTTTGCAGTTAACTTTAATCTATCTGCACCTGGTGCTGCATAATTTGAAAATCCTCTTGCATTATCGTATAGACTAGATTCATCTCCTGCAGAGACTAATTCTTCATTTACAACTAATCCAACTCTATATGATGAATCATTTTTGTATGGATCAAGTACAATAGTGTCTGTTTGAACACTTGCAAATACACCACGAATGAAATATATTCCATTAGAAACATGTACTGCTGATGAAGTTGATGTAGCATTTAAATCAAGAACTGAAGCAAAACTATCTCCTACATTTATTGTAGTATTTCCGTAGGTTACTGCATCTTCAGCAATTAAAGTTTCTCCATCTGAAAAAGGTCTAAATTGGAAATCTCTATTAGAATTTAAATATTTTACATAAATTGTTGGATATTCTATTCCATCAGTTGGAGGAAATACAACTTTTTGAATAGTTCCCGTTACACCAGAAGTTCCACCAGATACCTTTTTACCTATAAAATTATTTAAATATATGTTCAAATCTAATCCAAAATGTGTTGGATTTATTTTTACTGCCTCAAAAAACCTATCGTATGTAACTCCACCAGGAATTACCATAGATCCTTCTTTGAAAATATGACTACCAAATGATTCAATCTGACTTTGCAGTATTGATTGTAAAGTCGTTAATTCTCTTGCTTGGATTGGATATCCAGGCTTAAAGAGAACTCGATAAAAATTATTATCCTTATCGAAGTCATCATAGTATGGATTTATATTTAAATTGGTCTTTTGTGGCATCTTCTTAGAACTCTAGAATAATCTTAATGTCTTCTTTTTGCCTTGCATCTCTAGTAACTATTGGTCTGTTGTCCAAATAGATTACATCACCCGACGTTTTATTTATCTCAGGTTCGGCAAGTCCCTTTGTAAATTGAATCCCAAGGTTGATATTTTTGTTACCAGATGGGTTTGTAGTGATTCCAGTATATCCATTATCTATTTTTCCAGAAAATCCGTCGCTAGTAAAAACCTTTCCAGATGCATCTGAATCAAAAGAGAATCTCCTACCTTCACTACTTACACCAACATAATCTTGTTGATTAAATGTTGATGGATGGTAATTTTGAGATCTGTCTTGGAAAAACTTAATAACTTTAGTAGTTTCATCGTATGATGCAACATATCCTTCAGCAGTAACATTGCTGCCATCTACTGTGACACTTTGAGTTATCTTTTTACCCACAGTTAAGAAATTTTCTCCACTAATGGTACCATCGTCTAATAATTTAATGGCATTTGTACCAGAAAACTGATTATCATTAAAAACATTAGTAGAACTTCCCCTTAAAGGATTTTTAACTACTGAAATTTGTGCAAATTTAGTATCTGTTGGGAAATCTTTATCAGAGTCATCAAATCTTGCATATAATAATACTCTGTCAGTACCTAATTCTTTATAAAGATCATGTCCATGTCCCTTAGATGGTGGGATAATTGGAATTAATTTAGCAGGGTTAGGTATACTACCAGTTGGTTGTAGTGTTCCTAAATCAACCATCGCATAAGTATAACCTTTTCCTCCAGAAGAAATAACCACATCTGTTATTCTACCGAGACTATCAACAGTTACAACTGCTTTAGCACCTGAACCATCTCCAACAATAGGAACTTCTCCACCCGCATAACCAGCACCAGGATCTTCAATGAAGACATGTTTTATTTGGTTTTCGTTTAAATCGGAATCTCCATTATCCCTAACTGCTTGAATTTGGGAGTCAGTAGACGTTGACCAATCATTTGGAACAGAAATATATTCTGTAGAATCAAATTTGATTATATCGCTTGGTGGTACTGTAAATAAGTATTTCCAAGTATACCCATCTCCACTCTCTCCTGCTTTAGATGGTTCTAAATCAGTGAAAAATGGTTCATCTTCTGAACCTTTACCAGTTGAATTGATACCAGAGGAACCATTGTTAATACAAATATAGACTCTGAAATCGCTATTCATCACATAATATTTTGCATCATAAAGTCTTGTTGAGGAAGTTTCTGGAGATTTATTATCAGCACTATAATCGTGCCTGAATATTTCATACGTGGTTCCACGTTTCCAGTCAACCTTTCTTATTAATCTTCTAATATTAGAAGTACCTAGTTTTTTACCAAAAAGAATAGTATCTTGTGCGTGATTAACATAATTAAAATTATCTGTAGGATCAGGTGTTGCACTATCCCAGTTTGTTGCTCTACCAAAACCAACTGCATCAGCTGGATTTGCTAAACCCACGGTAATATAATATGAGTTACTGGTATTACCTACCGACTCAATAAAATTGTTCGCATTTAATATTCTAAATTGGTCAGTAATTATTGCCGACATTGTTTGACAGTTTTCTTTCTATTTATTACTTTAATCTGGGAGAGTTTTTCTGATCGCTCCATTATCCCTCAAACCATAACCTCTTCTTTGTATTAGAGGGTATGTTGAAAGACCTGCAGTAACCGTTCTACCAGAGATTCCTATTGCAATTGGTTCAGAATTTCTTACCAAATTGGTAAGTCTTCCCCAAGAATAGTATCCGTTAGGATTATATATCGAAGTTCCAAGTGTCTGTATACCAGTTGTTATAGTATCAGACTTAATATTACACACAATTTCATTAGCAACAGGGATTTGATGAACTCTAAAAATGTTATCAACAAATTCAGTTCCCACTCCGATAATATCATTATCATGAGTGTAAATTGAGGTAACACCACTTCCAACTGTACTATCAGTAACAACGATATGATAACCGACTTGTAAATCAGTAGTATTGTTAGTAAAGAACTTGATTGCTAAATCAGTTCCAATACCAGCAACTGTTGAAATACCAGTTATGATACCTGTATTACCTTGAACAGATTGAATGTTTGTTACTACCTCATTTATTAATCTTGGTTGAGGTATGATAATTTGTGGGGGTACAGGTGTATTAAGTGAATTAGTATATCCAAGACCTACATTAGTAACACTTATTGATGCGACTGCTCCATTTGTGATAGTCGCAGTTCCTGTTGCTGTTGTACCAATACCAACTCCAATGAATTTAGGAGAAGAGAATTTAACATCAACAGTTGCTGTTGTATAACCAAAACCTGTATTGGTTATAGTTGTCGCAGTAACCTTTCCACTTGAATCCACTGTTGCGGTTGCAGCAGCAGAAACAGTATTAATCTCATCCAATACAACAGCATCAACATATGCGGTTACTACACTAGACTCATTTTCTTCATAATTAAAGAATTGTCCATTATCAAGAAGTATATCAGTATCTCCAACATTAACATCTCTGATAATTCTTGAAGTTGGGAATACCATTCCCTCAATAGAATCTCTTGCTTTAGAAATTTTCTCTCCATTTATAAAGATATCTCTTTTTTGTTTAGTCCAATTAACACTTCTATCATTAAATTCATCAATACCTGCATCAGCATAAGCATTAGTTTCTATTCTATCTGATGATGCTATATCATAAACTATTCTACCTTCTGATTGATTTACAGAAGTTTGAATACCAGATGCTTTTCTAACTGATAGAGTATCTCCAACTTTAACACTTTCAGCAATATCTGTTTCTACACTATCAATTGATCTTGTTCCATTATAGAAGAATATAGAAACTTTATCTTCTTTCTTCGGTGCTTCAAGGAATTGTATTGAAGATCCACCATCAAAGAGATATGCTTTTGTTGGTTCTTGTAGAACCCCATTAATAAACACTACTAATGTAGCATCAATATCAATTAATTTTGAATCATTATCATTAGTGTCTATTTGGAAACTAACTAATTCAGCATTGTAGAAGAGTGGGAATACTGTTCTAACATCATCTTGAAGATTATCAATAGGATCAATGAAATCTAACTGTCCAAATTGCCAAGAAGCAAATCTATCAGAGAATACCTCTACAACTTCTAATTCAAATGGTTTTAATGGTTTCTTCAATCCTTTTGCTGTTACCAATCCAACAGGTGCAAACACATCTCCAAGTTGGAATGCATATCCCGCACCTTTGATTGAGAAATCAGAAACTTCAAAGAACTTAGCAGGAGCAAATGATTTCTTAGATGTTACTGTACCAAAACCAATAGAACTAGTAACAATACCAATGAATGAATTTATAGATGATCTTACATTTGCACAACCATTAGCATCTGTATTGTATCCAACAGCAGGATCTGCTGTAATTGTTAGATCAAAGACTTGATCTCTTGTTGTATAATCAGACTTAGCAATTGCTACGTTGTTAATAACTTTATTTGCTAGATCTCTTGCAGCATGGAATACGTAAATTGATTCCTGCTCTTCTCCTGCAACGTGTGCTCCAGTAATATAAAGATTAGCAGCATCCCATATTTCATCATTACCACCAAATCTTAAGTTAAATGCAACTGCTTCAAGAACATCAACAACATCATCCTTACAATTTTGACTTCCACCAGGAACACTAAATGATGGATATACATCTAACATCTCTCCAACAGAAATATCAGCAATAATTAATTTATTCGCTTCTATTAAATCAGCAGCATCTGCAAATCTATTTGCAAATATTGGACTAGAATTAGCACCTAATTTGAGATTAATTAATTCGTTTATTCCAGTTACAGTTGTTGCTCCAATACCTCTTCTACTTACACCTGTAATATCTAAGTCAGTATATGTTGGTTCATCAACTAATACATCTGGGTTTGTGTATCCGCTACCACCATCTACGATAGTAAATTCAACTTGTCCACCTGTTCCATTTACTGATGTTCCTGCGTTAACTGTAATTGTTTCAGTTGTTGTTGCACCTATACCCAGAACTGCTCTGTGTATTGGGTCTGTTGCTCTTGGATATGAATGATCAGTTGCAAAATTGTCTTGAGCACATCTGAATGTCAAACTTCTTGTATGAATTCCAATTGAACCATTCGGACCATCAGTTCTAATATTACCAGGTTGTGAACCTACAAATGTATGTGTAGATGTGTCTGATGATGTACCTACAACCACAGTAAATGTATCTGCATCAACTTTAGTGATTGCTAACCATCTACCACTAGCAGGATCATCTTCTCTTGGGTAATAATGTTCAGATATATTATTATCTTTTGCACATGTAAATGTAAATGAGTTATCTGCAAGTTGAACTCTTTCTCCAGTTACCATACCATGAGCAGTGCTTGTATTTACTGTTAATACTCCTGTAGAGGGGTTATAAGACGCACTACTGGTTGTTAATATACCAGCAGCTGTAAATCCATGTCCTGCACCAAGATTCAATACAAGATCACCTGTAGACGGTTCGTAAGATGCTGTGGATATCGATACACTAGAATTTACACTTGCACCAACATTAATAGTAAATGCAGTTGATGAAGTTACAGTAACTGCAGTTGTTACTCCTGCAATTGGGTCATGAGGACGAGGATAAGCATGAACAGTAGCAAAATGATCTCTTGCACATTTAAAGTTAATACTTCCTTCATCAAGAGTAATAGTATCGCTAGTGCTCATTCCATGTGCAGAACTAAATGATAATGTTAATACCCCAGATATTGCATCATAAGACGCACCGTTAGGTGTTTTCTGATTACCTACCTCTGAACCACTTTGAACGTTTACAGCACCTGTGGACGCAGAATCAAACGTATGTAAGTAATTTCCACCATAATAAATGTTATTTGCTGTACTATACCAGAACTTATGTTTGTTAGTCTTAACTTCTGCTGTTATGTTTGCAGTATTCCCTACATGTCCAGGTTCATATACACTAACACCAATTGCTACTCTTCCATTATAACCAGATCCAAATGCTCTAGCAGTTGAATTATAGTATGGATAGACAGTTCCAAATCCAACATAAGTTTGATCAAATGTGCTAATTCCAATTTTTACTTTAATATTTGTGGAATCAACAATTTCAGTTATTCGGAATATATTACCTAAAGTTGAATTACCATATGTTGTAATTCCTAATGCACTAGTAAATCTCGCACCCTCAAGATAAACATCTTGGTTTTGTGCATTTAAATTATGAGCAGTTCCTGTAGTTAGATCTAATATTCCAGTATTAAAATCATAAGAAGCAGTGCTTATTGATTTGCCAGGTGTAGTAAAGGTTGGAATACCAATTATTCCTGATATTGAACCACCTGCACCGATAACAGGTAGAACATCAGCACCTAATAGAGGAGCAAATCCTAAACCAGTTGTAGATCCAAGAGATATTATTAATCCACCTTTAGGGAAAGCATTTTGATTAGGATCTTGCAGTGAAACTACAGGAGTTCCATCAGTAGATGTTATACCTGTAAATGTAATTTGAGAATCTGAACCAGATTGTTTGTAGAAGAAATTATTTCCTGCATTATTATCTGTTGTTGGAGTTTGGAATATTCCATTTATTAATACTAACCCACTTCCAGTCTCTATACCAGTTGTACTAACTCCTGATTGTCTAACTGTAAATGTTTGAGCAATACCTGTAAATTCATTAGAAACATCATCATATATTAAATTATTTGTATAATCCTTTCTCAAGAATACTCTTCCATTAAATTCAGAGAATCCTTTAGGGAGATTACTTTCATTAATAGTTACTAAACCACTTCCTTTTGGTGGATCAGTAAAGAATATATTTTGTCCAGCAAAGTTATATGAACCTCTATAAATTCTTGCTGCGGTTCCATCAGTGTGTAGTGTTGCTGCAGTACCAACATAACCTCTTATAACTTCAACTAGTTTTACATCGCCATCACTTATTGGTCCTACTGATGTTGTTCCTAGACCAACACCACCAACTTTCATAAATTCGTTATCAATTTTTAATATATCTCCATTACCTATGGAAGTAATACCAGTCATTGAGAACACTGTTGATGCTGTTCCTATTTGTCCACCATTTGCTTCTAAATCATAAACTATTGGTGTATATGAAAGTGGAGATTGAATTACATCATCAATAGAAATTATTGCTTTCTCTAACTTCTTAACCATTTCAAAGGAATGTTTATTACCACTTCCTTCATCTGTAAATGTTACTGCAATTCCTGCAGCTGCATATTCAGGTCTTGTAGCAATTTTAAACTTTTCGTTATTAGTTCTAATTGCATAAACTTGATATGGAAGTTTGTTAGTTACAATACCAATAGAATCAGCAGTTACTCCAATACCAATAGAGGTTGATGTAAGTCCTGCTACTGATGATCCTGCTCTGTAAATTAATTCTTCTCCAGTTTCAAAGAAATGGTTTGTTATTGAAAATTCACCAGTTACCTTGTTTAAAACTGTAGTCTCTGATGGATTCCAGAATTTTTGGAATATAGGTGTATCCTGATAATCCATTCTGAAGGATGTTTTATTAATTCTTGAACTATTAGTTGCATCAAATAAACCAATACCAAACTCTTGTGTTTTGATAGAACCATAATTAATATTTTGATATAGATTTTCTATTTCTACTTCTTGATATAATACTTCATTAAATGATTTAATAGTAACAATTCCAGTTACAGAGGAATCAGGGTAGAATTTAACTGCAACATTTGAACCATCAATAGCAGCACCAAATGTTCCTATTCCAGTTGTACTTCCGATTGATAAGAAAGGATATTGAGTAGAATAAGTATCTGTACTATCAGGACTTAATGTTAATATTTGATGTAATGCATAGGTTGCACCATAACTTACACTAACTAAAGATTTAATAGAGTTAGTTAATGTTGCATCTGCACTAAAGATTGTAGTTTCTCCAGTACCAACTGTAGAATTACCTGAGAAATATGCACTTCTTTCGTTACCATCTGCTTGAGAAGTTCCTATCTTAAATCTTAGAGCACCATCAGCATTAGATGTAGAACCAAATCCAACAGCATTCGCTCTAACAGTTACTGGAACAGTAAGTGGGTTTGTATATGATAATGTTAATTTTCCATTTGCTACAGATGCAACAAAGTTTGAGAAATCATTCCCATTAAAACCTTGAGCTGAATCTGAATCAACATAGTAATCACTTACATAAGTGTCAGTTCCGTCATGATGAACATATAATTCAGTATAGTTCTGAGTATACAAATCATTTGCATTTAAATGTAAATGAACGTGCATAGCATCAAAGTTATCAGAATCATATTCAAGTATAGTATTAGTAGAACCAACTCCTACAATAGCATTTGTAGACTGGTTCTTTATTAAACCAATAGATGTGGATGCTAGTCCAACTACGTTGCCATTAAATGTATCTTTAATAAATTTAACATCATAATCAATATTGAATACATCATTAGGTGTAAATCTTAGAGATAAAGTGTCAAACTCATCAACATTACCTTCTAATGTGGCAAATTCAAGTTCTGTCCAATTATATTCGTTTGTTGTTGTATTTGCTATACCTGTAGATGATAGATATCCTTTCCTTAAAGTAAATGCAGATTCAAATTGTGGATCATGAAGTACAATCATTTCATAAATTGCATTTTGTAAGTTATTGGTACTTCTAATTTGAACCAAATATCTTGCAAAGTCTTTTCCAGATTCATCTAAATCTATAAATGTATCATTTACATTTTCTTTGTTTGTAAATTGCTTGCTTACATCATCAATTACAAGAACTCTATTTGTTTTACAAATAATACTATCAACAAAACTCTTAAATCTAAACTCAAGGAACTTGGAAGTATTTCTACCTTCTATTAGTTGATTATCAGCATCTCTAGCTTGAGCAAACCCATAAATTGTATCAACTCTAGATTCATCTATTAGATCTGTGAATATTAAGGATTTTACAGTTGTTACTCCTATACCAACTGAAGTATTGGTTGATAATCCAACATCAACAAAGTTCTTTAAACCAGTCGTATGGACTAAACGATTAATTACATCTATTGAATCTTTATACTGAATAGGACTCTTAACTGAGTATGATAAATTTTGATAATAATCATTGTCAGGAAGGACTTGAATATCATTATTAAGTTCTCCTGTATTTTTCTTCCATCCTCTATTTGCTCTTACAGAGAAATCAATATCAAATTTAGCATCACTCTTGATAATTGCTTCTATAGTTCCACTTGAACCAGATTGTACTCCTCTAAGGGAATCTCCAGATTTTACTTCAAATTTTCCAGATGTTTTAATATAATCTGGTAAAACTGTAGTTACATTTAAGTCTGTTGGTTCTCCGTTAACAAATAACTGCTCACCTGATACAAATTTACTCTTACCTTGAGTAACTTTGAATACAGGGTAATTGGATCTCTTAACTATAGTTGCAAATGATCCCTGAGTCGTATCTGCTAAACCTGGATTAGTAGTTAAACCTGCAACACTAAATTTAAGTTTTGCTGGTATTAAATTTTCATAAGATATTACATCAAAGAATCTGAATCCATAATCTTCAGAGTTAAATCCACTACCACCTATTCCATTTTTAGTAATTCCTTCTACAAATATTTGTTCTCCGACAGTAAAGATAGAAGTACTGAATCCAAGTAGAGGTGTAGTTAAGAAACAAGTAACTATACCACTACTTGAAGTTTGCATAGTGGATATTCCAACACCATTACTATTATTAATAGTGAATAAATTCTTACTATTAAAATTAAGTCCAGATGGTTGTTCAAATATATTAATAGAAGAAACTGAACTAGACTGAACCTCAGTAGTTAATATACCATCATCAATTTTTTCTCCTGTAATTGAATCTACGATTGCAATATCAGGTGCTGTTGTGTAATTATTTCCACCATCGACTATTTGTACATCTGTTATTGTTAAATTAGATTTTAACTCAAGTGTAGATGGTATATTTGCTTCAGGTCTAAGAGATTTATCTGTATTATACTCAAATGCTTGATCAATAACTCTTATTTCTTTTATCTTACCTACTGTTGGAGATTGAGCAAATAATACAGCATCAGAACCATTTAAAGTTGTAATACTTGAAATACCAGGCAATTGCTTGTAATCATTACCTTCTGATACCATTTTAAGTTTAGAAATAGGTCCTAAAGCATTCTTAGAATCAGTACTATACTTCATAGTAGTAGTATTGTCTGGTGTGTAAAGATTTAATTCAGGATCTTTAAGTAAGGATATAACAAATGAAGTGGAAGCTACACCAACAACAGAGTATGTTCCATCATACTTACTATTATCAAATGTAATTTGGTTAAAATTAACAACTGTTGAATCTGCTGTGGATATAAATCCACCTTTTTCTACATTATAGAATAATGGTTGTGTAGGATCTGGTACAACATCAATTAGAGCATCTGTATATGTTAATGTAAACGAAGCAGTAGATGTTACACCAACAGTTCCAACACCTGAAGTTGAGAAAGTTGTTGTATTTGCAACAGATACAAATTGATTTTCAAATGTTTGATCGGTATATAAATTAAACTTAAATCCTTGTAATGTGGAATCTGATAAATCAAATACAACATTATTACCTTTAGTTGGGAATAATCTTGGGTTGATTGCTGATAACTCTTGTTCTGCTCCACCTGTAGATCCTATGGATACAATCTTAGGAGGTGATGCAATAGAATCTTCATATGTAAGAGCAAGTTTGAATCTATTCTTATCAATCTTGTAAACATAAAATAAACCAGGTTCTAATCCAGTTGCAACTTCATCTTGAGCATTATAATATATTTTTTCCCCTGTTACAAATGGATGATTATTAAGTGTTACTATATTATCTAAAGTATCAATGGCAGTTGAAGTAAATCCAATAGGATCAATAACTAATTTCTCTATATCAAAGTTATACTTAACTCTTACTTTTGTTGATGTTCCAATTCCAACAGATCTATTTGGTACAACACTTAATGAAATTTGATCATCTGGTTGTAAGTTATGTGCAGTTGATACAGAAATTACCGCATCATTTTTTTGAACTACGCATATAATTTTATTCTTAGTGGGTTCTAAAGAATATTCATAATTATCTGAACCATTACTAAAGAAGAATAAACCATTTGTAGATGTTGTTAAACCAGATTGAGTTACAATACCAATAAAGTCTGATGATTTATTAATAACAAAAAGATTCTGATCAGTATCCCCAATATCAAATGTTGCAGAAGATTCAGTATTTGCTACAGAAATAGAACTACCACCAGCATTTTTTCTTAAAATTACTCTTTCTCCACTACGGAAAGGATGGTTAGGTAAGTAGATACTTTGATTAGCAATTGATATATCATAGTTTCTATCTCCTAAAGGATATTCTATTGTACTTTCAATACCTGCAGTAGATCCAACACCAACAGATTCAGTAGGATTAAAGAATACTTTTTCATTTAATGATGAATCAAAGAAAGAAGATTCTATTGGAATTTCAAATGTATTAGGATAAACAAATCCTCTAGTAGTAGTTGTATGTGCTGTGCCTGTAACACCTCTCTTTGCTCTAATTATTCCTCTTTCATTGAATATATTCAATACTGATAATACTTCAGTTCCAATACCGATTGTAGATCCAATTGATAATGAATTAGGTATACTAGAAACATAAATGTCTGTCATAATACCAGAAGAACCATTAGCAGGTATATCCTGATATATGTTAAAGTTTTCTGTAGATATTGCAACTCTTCTCAATCCTGCAATCTGATCTACAAATGTTGATAAACCACTTATAGAAATTACATCATTAGTATTGAAAGTGTGGAAAGGATCAACTTTAACGGTTATCTTATTGTTGCTCCATTGTAAAGTACAATTTGTAAATTCTGAAACAGAAGATGCTATAGAAGTTACTGTTGCACCTTCTACTTTAGAAATGATTGCACTTGCACCACCACCATTAGTCCCTTCATTATCAAAATTAATTACATCGTCTACTTTATAGTTAATTCCAGCATTTCTAATATCCACACCTGTAATAGATCCTTTAGTAGTAGATTCGATTTCTGATTCTTGACTAAAGAAACTTTGAGATTCAATAATAAAATCATTTCTAGATCCAGTTATACCTAACTGATGTGGGAAAGTATTTCTAACTAACTCTGATGAATTTAAATCAAAACTTTGATCTTTATCATCTAATTGATTTAATGATCTAAATCTCTTACCTACAAAGTAAGGGAATTTTGGAGTAAATAAACCATCAGTTGATATACCTGCAAAATATGCATAAGTTCCATTTGGATATTCTGGAGTTTTACAGAATCTTGTATTATGAATATCTAAATCTCCAGTAGCATCATATCTGTAATCTTCAATGAAGAATCCATTTGCAAATCCGCTTGGACGATCTACAATAATAGATGGATCTAATTTATAACCTACTTGTAATGGTCTTACACCCGATGTAGGATCAAGAGGATCGCTATAACCAAAAGGGCCGTAGATTGGATGTCCATCATAAGCATATCCAATGATTGGAGAGTGTGTTGTTCCTGTATCATTAAATTCTCCAGATGCTATTTCATTTGAATAAGATAGATTAACATATTCCAATCCTTTCTTAAGAGTAGGATACAAATATTCAGATCCATGTCTTTGAGCATCATTTATAATTAGAGATCTAACACTACTGGATAATATTGCATTTTTACCTGCTGATGTAACACTAATACTAGTTTTTGCTTGTGTATAATTTGTTCCTTCAGATATAACAACTACTTCTATAAGTTGACCATCTCTTATAATAGGACGAACTACTGCACCACTACCATCTCCAACTACTATTGCTTCAGGAACAGAGAAATATTCAGATCCTCTAGATCTAACATCAACTCTAATAAGTTTACCACCAACTACAACAGGATATAATGATGCACCTTTACCATTTTTAATACTAACACTAGGAGATCTCTCAAAGTTTAATGTTGTGCTTCCATATCCAGTTCCAGTTTCATAAAGATAAGCATCTATAATATTACCTCTAACATAAGGTGTTGCTGTGATAACCCCTGTACCTGCTGCACCGAACGAAACGTTAATGTTTAACTTTATGTCTGGATACTTGAATTGGTGGAACCCAGACCCAACAGAGTCTAATTTAATGTATAACTTACTATCATAATTATCTCTAATAGTTCCAGCAACACCTGCATCAGCAACTCTAAACTGATCTTTACTTTTCTCAAAGATATAATATTGATTAGTAGTAACTAATCCAGATATAACAGTTCCTGAATTTTGATATTCTACTAAATCACCTTCTTGGAATCCATGATTTTTAAAATTAACAAGATGATCTATAGTAGATATGCCAACTGGTTTAACACTTAGCTCTCTATTTTGATAATTAGAACCTCCTTCTATAACTCTAATTGATTTTAAAGTCTTCTTACCATTAAAAGTCCTAAATCTATGAATACCAGAATTAGAAGTAGTAGTAAACCCAACAGTATTAATACCAGTTTTGAAATCAGTTTCGGAGAAATATAATCTAATTGTTTTTGAGTTTACAAATTCTGCGATATATTTTGTATTCTCTATTAAAAATCTATTCTGATCTGCATTAGAAGCAGCAAATGTTCCTATCCCTAATGCAGGATTACCATTTGTTCGGTATACAACTTCTTCTCCATCTGCAAAATTATGTTCTCCTAAAAATGTAATAGTTTCTGCAGTCTCTCCTATACCACCACCAAATGTTAATAATCTAGCATCAAAACTAGCACTTAAGAATGATTGCTCAACAACTGGTTCTAAAGCAACACCATTACCAGGACCTCCACCAGTTATACTAACAGAAATAACTTTATCTAATTCTTTTGTTTGAGGATCTACTAAAATTTTATCAACAGATCCACTAAGAACTGGTCTTACAAGTGCTGTTGTTCCTGATCCAGTATTTGCAACCTCCATAGTTGGTGGATTTATAACATCATAACCAGTTCCTGAGTTTACTACGTTTACAGATGTTAAAGGACCTGAATATATTTTATCTTGAGATTTGTAATTCTTAATCTCAACACCATTTATCATCATACCCACAGTTTCTGTGGTAGTATCTAATCCATCATTCTCTCTAGGTATTAACGGAAACTTTCTAAGAAGTTTTTGTGGTTCAATTTGTTTTTGATGAACAGATCTTAAAGTAAAAGTATGTTTTCCTCCAACTCCTACAATTAAAGGATCAAATTCAAGATTTAAATCTCCTTGGATAAAAGAGTTTGATGAATAAAGTTTAATTTTATTTTTATCGTTTAATACTCTAACGTAATATGATTTACCTGTATCTAATCCTGTGATTGCTACATTTTCTGGTTCATAAACAACTTCATCGCCAGTTAAAAATGGAACGTCAGTAGGGAAATTGATAATAGAATATGCCAATTCTCCTGTATCTGCTTGTAGAGCATTAGTTTCCGTGTTTCCTGCACCAATAAAGGTTATAGCAGTTCCAACCACTATAGATGGTGTTGAAGGTACAGTGTCTTGTCTAAATGTATAAGATGGAAGAGAGTTAGATGCAACATACAAAAACTCTTCACCATAAAATCCAAAATCAAGATCTTCGCTATAAACGTTCTGTACGTCCGCAAATAAGTCTGAATATTGTAGAGGTACAAATTTACTTGTAGTCTTCTTTGGTACTCTTCTAATCGAATGTGGGATGCTTGCATCAGTGCTAAATCCAGTATAATCTAGTGTTACTTGCTTATCATTAAAATCAATAGCAGTAACTTTAGCATTTGTTAATTTTACCTCTTTAGTGCTATCGTTTATAATATCAACGCGATCATTTATTTTTAAACTTGCTTTATCAATTGTAGACTTTAAAGTAAACTGTTTTGTACCTGTATCAATATTAGAACATTCATAACTGGAACTAGTATTGTATATGAAAGAATTAGCAAATCTTTCCTTATCAGTTCTATCTGCTGCTGATACTGGATTATTAATTACATCTCCTAATTCTTTAACTGTTATTTTTTCATTAACTAATGCAAGACCTGCATCTTTTGCAAGATTTATATTTGATACTATTGCTGCTACTCTTAAGTTAACTGGTTTAGTGAAATCTCCATTTTCGTAACCAAATATAATTTTGTCAGATCTAATATCAGCAGCTGCTGTAATATCATTATCAATACCAGAACAATTTAAAAATTGGTTTATTGTTTTATCAGTATATGTTATAGTGTTAATACCACTAAGAACAGTTCCAGTTGCATCAAACCCAACAGTAGAATCAACTGTAATTACTGAAGATCCAGCTGAAACATTAGTTATAGATTTTGTATTAGGAGTTACTTCAAAATCCCCTTCAATGAGATCTTTATTACTATATCCAATAAACAGTGCTAACTTATAATATGTCTTATTATTTCTAGTTAATATTTCAATTTCAGATACTGCTGCTTTTGTTCTAGGATTACTTTTACTATAAATTGTTTGTCCTACTAATTTATTAACATCTCCTGATAGTTTTTCTACTAAAACTATTTCTCTTCTAATATATTCTGCATCAGAGGGTTTTAATAGAAACTGTTCTAAGTCAATAACAGAAGGTGAAACACCAAATAAAACTTTGTAGAGTATTCTAAATGATTCTTCTGTACCTTTTGATTGATAAAAAGTTCTTGCTTCTTTAATAAAATTACCAGCATCCAATTCAGGTACGAAACCTACATCTTCTAAACCAGGTGTATATGAATATTTTATCTTTTTATAAAATTCTTTTAAAAATAAAGAACTTAAATTCTGTACTGGAGATTCATTAGTATGATCTGCACTAACCGATGTATCAAATACAAGTTCTTCTGAATCACTAAGACTATGGTAGGATGTTATTCCACTAAAACCACGTACACAACCTGTAAAAGTATTTGTAGTTAAACCAGTATATGTAATTATTTCATCATCAATCTTAAGAAGACCATATTCATTAGGAAATCCTCTTGTACTTTCAACAGTAATAGTACTATCTGTTGAAACAGAATCTGAAGTAAGAGAAGTAACACCTACAATAACTTGTGGTGTTAATTGGTCAAGACTTAAATACTGGTCAAGATTATCAACCAGGTCAATAGGACCTCCTTGATACTCCTGTGAACGGTAGTATTGCTGAAAGAATTCTACTGTCTTAGGACTTTGATCTAAAATATATTCAGGTAATTGTCCTTCTATCAGTTGGTGAACCTTTACTCTCGATTCGATACCAGTTTGTATCATATTTTATCCTCTTTTTAGCTCTCCGTTGCTATAACTAGATGTTACCTTAAATCCTACACCTGAAATCTTCTCTCCTGAAGATATAGTGTCCTTAATCATATTTATCGTACTTTTTGAAACATCAAACTCAAGGTATAAATCCTTCAATCCAACTACATCATTAGATTCTGGGAATGCTTGAACTTCAATTATATCATCTGCTAAAACAGTACTGGTTATTAAAGTTGTAGTTAGAATTACTTCTCCTTTTATATAATCTACAATACCTGCAGATTTAATAACAACTCTATTTTCTCCAGTTTCTTCAATTGGTTTAACTATTGAAAGAACACCAGTTCTTCCATCTGTATTAGGAATATCTGTTAAGTAAACTATATCAGGTTCATTGATAATTCTAAATCCAGTACTTTTTATATTGAAACCACCACTATTTACATGGAATCTGTTTCCGAAGCATAATTCATACTGTGCTTCTTGATTTACAAGTGCTCTTAGATTTCTTCTAATCCTTACTCTTGTAATATTAGAAGTTATAGAACGATCTACATCATCAATTACATTTAAAATCTTACTATATTTAAATCTTCCACCAAATTTACTTAAATCCACAGAATTTGAGTATGATTGAAGAGAATTTGAAACGTTTGTCTTCAAATTATCAACGTTTGTAATCTGAGATGAGTTGAAATAGACTGAAGAATCAACTTCAACATAAAGAATTTTAATATCAACAAGTTTTTGGTTAATTCCTGTTAATGCATAACTCTTTAATTTACTCAAAATAAAGTCTTTATCAAAATCTGACACAAAATCGCCATTTTTTGGTTTAATACTAATCCTAACAGTACCAAATTCAGGTGGTTCTAACTCTTCCCCACCAACAACTGATATAGATTCAGTGTTTGGGTAGATATTTTGTATGATTGCCTCATAATCTCTTGCTGTAACTGCTCTAAATTGAGCAGCATATAATCTTGGAGCAAAATATTTAACTGATTCTATGGGTTCTATGTCTGTTCCACTAGTACTTTTAGTAACTGTAGTTAATTGTGCTGATGTTACTGTAACAGGATTGTTCAAACTGTTTATAAATGTACCTGCAAATGAGAAATTAGCAGCTCCATTACCCAATTCTCCATCTGTAACGATGTAGGTTACTGTAATTTCTGTCCCATTTTCTAATTTTTTACCAAAAATACCATCTCCAAAGAGTAATTCGTACTTCTCATCCTGTACTTCTTGTATTAAATATATTTCCGAATCAGATCCAACACCAATAATATTATCAACAAGTGAATATTCTCTTCCAGTACCTGATTCTCCTACACCTTTTACCTTAACAACAATGGTTTGTATGTCTATAAATGGGTTATCAAGTAAAAAACGTTGATCTAAACTACCATCAACTGTAAATTTCTTCTTTAAAAGTGCTCCTTGATATATTAAAACTGGATCTTCGAGTGTACCAAAACTTGCTTTACCATCTACTACTGCTGTGGTAATAGGTTCTGGTATAGAAAATATGTAAGAACTATCATCTGTAGCACCCACACATACTGGTCCTCTTGCTTCAAGGGTAAGTGTTGCTAAACTTGCTGAACATTCTACATCCAATCTTATACTTGCTCTTGAACAAGTTCTAGAACGAGGTACATATCCTATTCCTCTTGCCAAAGATACGACATTTTCCCTCAAAGTTGCAGAATCTAAGAAAGATTCATTAACAACCATGTTTGCATTGAAGGAGTTAATGTAAGTATTGTATGCTAAAGTATTTAAAAGAACCGAAAAGTTAGATCCCTCAAAATCAAAATCAGTAAAAGTAGAATTTGCTCTCAAATAATCTTTTAACTGTGTCTTGATTTGATCAAAATCTAAGTTTGTAAATTTAGTAAAAGGCATATTATCTTGTTGCTTCTAATAGGAACGTATAATCTTGTGTTGGTGCAGATTCTCCAATCAAACTGAAGTTTACATTTACTTCAAATTGATTATCATCTGGATTCGCATCCACTTTAACTACTAAGTTAGAGACTCTTGGTTCAAAGTTTAGTATTGCTTCTGTAATTTCACGTTCAATTACTGATGCTGTAGCAAAATCAACAAAGTCGAACAATGATCTACGGACATTTGATCCGAAGAGACTATCAAAAAATCTTTCTCCACGAATAGTTTGAACGATATTGCTTACAGACTTACGAATACACGCAGTATCTCTCAATACAGGTATATCTTTTGTAACAGGATGTGGTTCAAAAGATAGACTTATATCTCTAAATTCTCGTGATCTTAATTGGGATGCCATTTATACAATACTTCTTCATTGTATTTAGCATGTTTTTTACAATAAGTTACAAGGATAGTGTTTATTGGGTTGTTCCCACCAAAAATGGAGGTCAAATTGGTCGCTATCGTACTGTAAAGACGTTAAATTGCACTTAAAACGACTATGTTGGCTCTCACAAAGTGCTACAGCATACAAATCAGCACCTGATGCCCTTGTCATTACGTTACATAACTCCATCAAATTATTTCCTTGCACTACACCAGACTGAACTAATACAAACTTATCCCATCTTCTCTGCCACTTCATAAAATTCTGTGTAAATTCAGTTAAATACTCAGTTTTGTCTTCATCTGGGTATGGAACGTTAACTGATTCAATATTAAATATCTCTTCATCCACTGTTAGACTATGAGAAATTATTTGTGTCGCAATTCCTGAGTAATCAGGAGCAACACACAGGAAACAAGTGTTTTTTGGATGAATTGGCATCTTTGCCATCTTCATTTTATACACTAATTCCTGTATTAATGCCCTTTCTTTATCTTCTGATATAAAAAGTAGTTTTTTCACCCTAATTCTGGATAATCTGTGTAATTTATACCATCAATTTGGGGACCTCCGTAGTTTATGCCATCAATTGATGGATCTGCAGTCACATAAAACTCAGATGCAGTGTTTCCGACACCTACTTCACCTACTAGATCCCAACCTGATGGATCATTATTCCTTTCTTTTGCTGTTTTCCAGTAATAATTGTCCTCAGAACCCAATCCATCTCTATCATGACCATTTTCAACCTGATAATACACCGTTGAGACCTTAAAATCGGGCACTTTTGGTGTTTCTGGGGTTAAACTGTTATCATATATCCTCATTCTGTTGTTAGGATAGAGTGCAAACTGCCCATTATCCAGTTCTAAGAGGTTAAAAGACTTATGTTCAGCAGGTTGTTCGCTAGTTGAGTAATCAATTGCGTCTACATCCTGATGATAGTTGTCTAAAGTACAAATATATGTACCACTTTGCGTTCCGAAGTCTCTTGTATAGATTTCATAGTGCATTGAACCCACAAATTGCTTCTGAGTTGCCACTACACCATAGTCCATACAGTTCCAAAACTGTAAATTATGCAATGTCATGTCTGG